TAAGGGAACTTCTTGTCTTTGACCATTGGCATATTATTTCCTTTTCTTTGGTTTAGCTACTTTAGCGGTTGATAATGCGATTGCGACTGCTTGCTTCTGTGGTCTTCCTTCTTTAACCATCTTAGAAATGTTCTTACTGATTGTCTTCTGAGACTTACCTTTAGCGAGTGGCATAATTATCCTTATGCAAAGTTTTGTACGGTACTGCGTTGCTCTAAATCAAAGGATGCTACAACTGTCATGGTTGAACCTGTTTCAGATATAGCACGAAGTTCGTCTTCTTCATCCATTACAAAAGAAAAAGTACTATCAATCACAGCAGAAGTTTTTGCAGATATAGTTCTCTCATGTACTATTTCAATGCTAACATTAGCACTTTTATCGTACCAATAGATAGAAATATGTTTATTCCCAGTACCTCTATTAGTCATTAAAATATCATGAGCAACAGCCATGTTCCTAGTTGGAACAGTAAACATTGTTGTCAATGTATTAGCAGTAAGATTCTTGCCTACGGAATGTGGTCTACTCATTTAAGTACCAGAGTTAATAAAGTTATAATAATGAACCCAGCAGTGCCTATAAGAATCTGTTCTAGTCTCTTTAGTCTAGCGTGAATCTGTTCGTAGCGAACTTTACAGACTTCTTCATGGCTTAGGAGTTTTAATTCAGCTTCTGTCATTTTGTTTCTACCCAAGAAAGAGTTTCTTCATTCCAAAGATATGCTTTGCCATCTTGTGGATAGGGTGTTGGGGATTCCCACAACCATGTAGATTGATTTAATGTCCAAGATTGATAAGGTTGTGGAGCATAAAATACATCGTTTACATGGTCGTAATTAAAGCCTATTCCAGCATAATTACCACGAATCGGAGTAGCACCTTGATTGTGCTGATTTCCGTGTGTGTTATATGAAGTCTGTAACCAAGTTCCCGCACTTGTATCTACAAATGTTTCAAAAAACTCAGTATCAGCCACAATGACTTGTGTAACTTTACCATCAACTACTTTTGCAAAATGTCCCATGTTTTTTATTTAACCTGTATATGTGCCAGATGCGGCAAATGTAAGAATAGTGTTTGAGCCTGATGTTGTTATTGTTGGGCTTCCTGTAGTTGTTCCAGAATAGTATGTTGTTGGAATAGAAAGAATAACTACACCATCCCCACCATTTCCACCGTTTCTTTCATTACCGCTTGGTTGATTCCTTCCACCACCGCCACCAGCACCTGAGTTTACTGTTCCTGCAACTGCTAGTACACCACTAGATGCACCGGCTCCGCCGCCTCCTGTGCCACCTGCCCCAGCTCCGGGACCAGATCTATCAATTGTTGTATCTCCACCGCCACCTCCACCTGCTCTAGTCACAGACGAACCTGTAATGGAAGATGCCTTACCAGCACCACCAGTTGAAGCCGTTGGTCCTGAACCAACCGCATCAGCACCGCCTCCACCTCCAGTAGAACGAGGATTATCTGTACCACTATAAGCAGAGCCACCAGCATTGCCTTGACCAGAAGTTCCTGCTCCTCCTGTCGGACTAGCACCAGTAAAATTCAGTCCTGCACCACCGCCTGAGCCGCCAGAAATACCACTAACACCTGCACCGCCTCCACCGCCACCGCCTGTAGCAGTTACTGAACCAAATACGGAGTTAGTACCATTACTTCCACTTGAAGAAGTAGCTCCTGTGCCACCAGCTCCCACAGTAATCGTATACTGTGTTGCTTTTGTAACTGTTGTGCTTGATTCTAAATAACCACCTGCACCGCCGCCTCCACCGCCAGCAAATCCACCACCACCTCCACCTGCAATTACTAAATAAGAAACGCTATAGTTAGCATATTGGTCGCCAATAGCAGCCCAAGCTGTGCCGTTATAAACTTCAACCACATTTAATGTGGTGTTATATCCCATTTGTCCAGTAGAAGGAGAAGCTGGTCTATTAGCAGTAGTCCAAGAAGCATTTGTTAGACCATTAGTACCATCAATAATAATGGGCATTATTTCACCTCAATTTGTTTTAACTGCTCAAGCGTGGTGGCTTGGTCAGCTAGTTTAGTAACATCTCTGAGTCTTTGCTTCTCAGCTACGATAGCAGTCGTATCAGCACCCGACTCTAACGCTCTCTGAAACGCTACATCTTGGGCTTGCAATAAAGGTGTACGCTCTGCTCTTAGGCGTTCTTTAGTAATCGCCTTAGCTTTGGTTATATTGATGGTGATACTCATGCTGTGTACTCCCATGCGTTACGGAATGTGCGGTCTGTAGGGATGTCAGCAACATCTACAATCTTGTAAGGTTTACCTTGAGGAATATCTTTCATGGCTAACTCAATAGATACGGCTGGAACAATAATAGCAACACCGCCATCGTCATTAGGGTAGATTATTCTTTGGTTCATACTTAGTCCTTTTAACGGAATATTGCAACATTTATATATGAATTATCAAAGCCAGCACCACTACTTAGTACCCAACAGGCAACACGCAAAGCAGAACTTGTTGGGGCTATGTTGTTGTTAATAACTGGCGAAAAGTTAATAGCCATTCCTTGAGGGCTGCTTGAGTTTGTTGAATCAGAATTAGCTACGGCAGTATAGTTAGCATCAGGCATTGCGGGAAAGTTAACTGTGTAATCGCCTGTACCATTATCTGTAATGCTGGTCACATTCCCACTAGCACGAATAGCTACAGTACCAGTACCATTAAAGTTTACCCATGCACGACAGCCGTAAGCAGTAGCTACTGAGCCGTAACCTGAGTTAAATTTAAAGTTTGCAGAAGAATCAAACTGACCACAAGCAGTACCGCCTTCAGCAAAGTCTATAGTATCTGCGGCTGAGAAGAAGATACCTGTGTTGGTATCGCCTGTGGTAGTGATTGCTGGAAGTGCTGCTGTACCAGCTACAAAAGCTACTCTTTGGTTAGTATCAATCGTTACCGCAGTCGTAGAGCCATTACTGGCTAACTGAAGTACTCCTGATGTATCGCCAGATAGGTTTAGTGAAGTTCCGCTGGTAGTTCCAGCCGATATAATTGATGCCATTATGACACTCCTAACTGTTTTAACTGCTCAAGCGTGGTGGCTTGGTCAGCTAGTTTGGTAATATCTCTTAGCCGTTGTTTTTCAGCTACGATTGCTGTGGTGTCTGCACCGCTTTCTAATGCTCGTTGAAATGCTACATCTTGAGCTTCTAACAAAGGTTTACGCTCTGCTCTTAGGCGGTCTTTAGTGATAGCTTTGGCTTTGTCAAAATTGACTGTTACAGTCGTGTCATTAAGTTCCCATGCATTAAAAAAATCGTTGTTAGGCAATGTATCGCTGTCAACAATAATTGCACCTTCAGGGCAATCTTTTGCTAATACTTGTTCAATATGTAATTCGCCAGTAGGAACGCAAACTGATACACCGCCATTTTCGTTTGTATAAATAATTACATGAGCCATGATTTATCCTTATGAACCGTGAACTGCACAAAAAGCATAGGAAGCATCTGCTGTTGCAGCATTAGTACATATTTGATTTACTAAACGAAATGCAGAAGTTGTTGGTGCTGTACTAAATTTTCTAGTTAAAATTCTTGATTCTTCTGCCATTGTTGTAATTACATAATTAGCGTTTGGCATTGCAGTCGTAAAATTAATTGTATAGTCACCAGTAGTGTTGTATGTAATAGAACTAACATTAAAAGAGCCAACAATGGTTGGTGTTGCTGAACCAGTAAAGTTTACCCATGCTTTAGCAATACCAGTCATTCCGTTCTGTGTTGCAAGAACTCCGCTAGGTGCGTTTAAGGTGGTTACAGTTGCAGTCGGTATGGTGGCTGTTCCTGTAAATGTAGGGCTTGCAGTTAAAGCCACAGTTCCGCTTGTGGCTGGCAAGTCTAATACAGTAGTGCCAGCAACGGCTGGTTCTTGTAATGTAACGCTACCTGAAGTGCTTCCTTGAAGTATGATGCTCATAATACTACCCACCTTTGTCCACTAGCGATTGTGACAGTAAAACCGCTATTGATTGTTATTGGACCAACTGATAAGCAGTTGTTTCCAGATGTTGTTGTAATGTTTTCAGCAATCGTAGTACTGTTATAAGCAATTGCTTTAGTAGCAGCAGAGCCAAAGTATTGACCACCAGCAACCGCAGCAGTAGTTACTGAAGTAAGTAAACCTTTAGCACTTACTGTGATAACTGGAATAGAAGAAGAACTTCCATAAGTATTAGCAGTGACACCAGAGTTATCTAAGGAGATTGCAGGAGTTGCACCACCAGAAGAAGAGATAGGTGATGTTCCTGTTACTGAAGTTACACCTGATGCAGGTAATGCAGAAGAAGTCCAGCTTGTTCCGTTGCCGATAATAGCATAGTTGTTTGTAGGAGTTAGCCCAGCAATTGTTGCTAAGTCAGCGTCATAGGCTTGAACATTAGTACCAATCGCTAAACCTAAATTAGTTCTAGCAGTACCAGCGTCTGTTGCACCTGTACCGCCATTAGCAAGTGGTAGAGTACCGCTAATGTCAGCAGTACTAATATCTAAAGCATCCCAAGAAGGATTAGTTCCGTCAGTTTTAAGATACTTACCTGCATTACCAGTTTGCGAAGGAGTAAAACTTGCAGCTAATGTTGCACTATTTGCAGCAGCAGTAGCAGAGTTTGCTGCTGAGGTAGCACTGTTAGCTGCGTTAGTCGCAGAAGTACTCGCTGAAGAAGCTGAAGTACTTGCGTTAGTGGCTTGAGTTGTAGCAGTAGACGCAGAAGATGATGCACTAGAAGCTGAACTACTTGCATTAGATGCTGAGGTGCTTGCTGAAGACGCTGAAGAAGCTGCGTTAGTTGCTTGAGTAGTAGCTGTAGAAGCTGAGTTAGAAGCGTTTGTAGCAGATGTAGAAGCAGCACTAGCAGAACTTGCAGCAGCAGCTTGAGCAGTCTCTGCATTGGTTTCAGCAGTTTCAGCGTTTGTTTCCGCAGTCTCTGCATTGGTCTCTGCTAACTCAGCGTTAGTTTCTGCTAGTTCTGCAGCAACCTGTGCTACCTCTGCAGCTACTTGTGCAGCGATAGCAGCGTCTTTAGCAGCGAGTGCTAAGAGTACTTCACTAGAAGCGTCTCCTACAGCATCGCCTGCTCCACCTGCACCACGATAAATAGCCAAAATTTATCTCCTATATTTGTTTAAATACACTCATCGAATGCACTTAAAGAAAACTCCCCAGCCGAAGCTGGAGAGTCTTAGGAACTACTATTAAGCGTTTACAGCTAATACAAAACCAGTCTCAGGACGTACTACTTTAACACCGTAGAGGGTGTCAGCAGTGTACAGAGTAGACAAGTACTCTTGTTTGTACTGAGTTTGGCTACGTACAGACATTTGCTCAGCCAATACCATTGTATCACGATGAGCCAAGATAGCTGCTTTGATGTCGCCACCGCTAGAAGCAGTATTCTCAGAATCAGTTTCAATGATTGGAGCATTGCTGGTTACATAGATGTCGATGCCATAGAGCTGACCGATCTGACCGTTGTTTACACCACGACCATCAACGAAATCAGAGCTATTGTAACGATCAATACCCATGATAGCTGCACGTAGTGATGGAGGAACAGCGAAGAAACGACCATCCATTGGAGTATCAGCATCGTCCATGAGCTTGATCAAGGCACGAAAGCCAGCGTCAGTGAATACGTCAGCAGGAACTACAGTGTCATCAGCGTAAGCTGTGAGACCAGTAGAAGCGTCAATGTAATAGCTGTTGCTGTGTGTCCAGTCTGTGCTACCATTACCAAAGGTTTTACCTAAACCAAACAAGGTGTCGTCAACCTTCTTAGCCAAAGCATAGCCAGCGTCGTCAGTGTAGAAACGACGTAGTGATGCCAAAGCCTGAACTTCGACGATGTCTTCGATAAAACGTGAGTACTCGAAATGCTGGTCAATCGAAACTAATACTTCTGTCTCGGTATCAGCTTGGATGGTAACTGTAGTGTTAGCTGCTTTAGCTGTTGCAACACCACGTGTTGGCTTAGGAATATGGAGCGTATCGCCCTTCTTACCTTTCATGGTCATTTTATTGACCAGGTTTGCCAATACTAGGTTCTTCTGATATGCAGCGATAACTTCGTCAGACCAAATCTCTGGAATGAACTTGTCTGCTGCTGTTTTGTTAACGATGGATGTTGATCCACCTGGGTATGCGACTGCTGCCATTTTAAATCTCCTAAAATTAAATTAAATTAACGTACCCGTCCGTCTGCGTAAGCTTGTAGAATTTCTTCTGCCATGCTTTCGTATCTGGAAGGATCTTGCATTCTTAAGCGAATAAGATCTGCACGACGATAAACAGGTTTTGTTGACTCTCCAGTGCCACCTTGCTGTACTGCAGCAGTTTTAAGGTTTTTACTTCTAGTTTCAGCTTCTACTTTCTTAAGAGACTCATCAGCAGCTTTAACTGTTTCTTGTTGCTGTTGTTTGACATTACGTAGAGACTTGTAAGTATCTAGTAACTCTAACGCTGAATCTACATCGTAGTCTGACGCTTGTTCGTATAACCTTGTACGTATCTTAGAAGACGTTACCCATTGCTGAAAATCGTCACTCTGTGCTACGCTTACAAAATCAGGATGTGCCTTCTCAATTGTCTGCAGTGCTACGAGCTGAGCCTGTTTAGCTTGCTCCTCTTGCATCTTCTTAAGAACAGGATTATTTTCTACAGCCTGTTTTACTGCTTTTTCAGGGTCTTCAAACCAATCAATCTCTTGTGCTTTACTTGGCTGTGTGTCGTGCTTCGTTTCGAGTTGTTGCTTTAGAAGTGAATCAGCTAACTTGCGTACTTCACCAACCTCTTGTGCCTGTCGTCCGATTAACTTCTCGGCTTCTTGGTGCATCTTGATAATCTCATCTAGAGCTTTACCACGATACTTCTCAGGTAGTTCTGGAGTAACCTCTTCAGGTTCTGCTGTAGTTTGTTCTACAGCGTCTGGGGTTGTACTCTCTTCTTTAGTTGGATCAGTGTACTTCTCGTTAGCATCTACTTCGGGCAGTTCGATAAAATTTGCAGCCATGTATATTCTCCTGTCGCAATGCGATTTTAGGACATTTAAAATAGCTCGGTGGTCAAGAGTCCATTTACGAGCCGTGATTAGCTTTTGTTTTTCTTTCCAATGCCAGCTTCTCAGCTCTCATCTTTGCCCATCGTGCCGTAGCACTAGGGAAATCTCCACTGATTGGATCTAAACCCAACCTAGGAGAGGAAAGAATGCGAGTAGCTACCTCGCCACACTCACCACACCGAACTTCTTTTGTGTCAACATCGACGAAGGACTCGGTGATATGCGAATTCTTACATTCAAATTCAAACAGTCGTCTTGGCATTGTCTTCTTCCTGCTGAAGCTGCTCATATACTTCTTCGCTAGACTGTTTTAAGTTCTTAATCCACGTCATGATAGAGACTTCGCCCTTTCTGAAGTGGAGCTGCTCTACAGTATCTACACCTTTAACGGTATCTGTGGAGCTAAGCATTAAATCTATATCTTCTAACAGATCCCGCCACCCCTGGGTAGCTGTCATACTAAATCTGTTTTCGTAATAATCTTGTAATTCTCTATTCATTCTCTTTTTCCTTGACAAGGAGAGTTTATTGTGGTAATATATACTTATATTATAACATATTTATTGCAAATTGTCAAGTCCTTTTTGCATTTTTCCCATACTTTGTATCTCAGCGATACGCTCATTGGACTTAATATCCTCTACTTTAATAAGTCTATCAGCAATTTTCATACGTTGTTCAAACTCATTTGCCATAGGATCAGCAGTATTCTTAGAAGCTGCAGCAATTACCTTAGCCTGAGCCTCAACAGGTACAGCCTGGGCTTGAGCACCAGCTCTTTGAGCCTCAGCCATAGCCTTAGCAGCCTCAGCCTGAGTCTTTTGTAGGGTAGCCTCAGCCGTAGCCATAGTAAGTTGCTGCATTTGCTGCTGCATTGGGTCAGGTTGACTCATTTGCTGGAGCGTAGAAATGATTTCTTCACGGTTTGCAATGCTAGAACCTTGGATTACACCTTGTAAAAGCACTGGGATTATAGGAGATTGACCTCCTAAGGTAGACATTAAACCCATCATCTGCTGTTGTTCGTACTCACGAGCTACCATTCCTAAGGTAGATACAGGCAAGAACACAAAGTCTTTAACAGGATAACGCTCAGGGTCAAATTGCATGAATCTGTAGGCAGATTTGGTAATGAAGGGGATTAAGAAGTCTTCTTGGAAGTTAATCAGGGTACGCTTGTTCTTCTTCATCAAGCCTGATAGAGCCATTGATAAACCAGCACCAGAGGCTTCCCCAGCAGCTACTTGGCTAGGCATAGCAGCAGCGTCCATTGTTCCTGTAGCTTGGAGGAGCATTGATTGGAAAGTCTGAGCAGTACCCATGTTTAGAGGATCAGTGTTGCCAAACTTAAATGGCATCATGATTTCATTTGGATTACCGTTGACTAAGATATTCTTACCAGGACGTACATCAAACTTAGCACCACGAGGTAGACGAGTAGCATCCATCGCCATCATTGGGGCAGTGGTTAGAGCAAGACTATCTAGGTGAGCACGAATTTGTGCATCAATAGCCTTCTGCATATTGTAGCCCTTCTCAGCAGTACCACGACCCCAGAAACGACCAGGCATGGAGTCAGCTTGATAGGAGACAATAGGACGATCCTTCATCATGTAAGGATTCTCTTCAGCTTTTAAGAGCCACTGATCGTCAGCCACCACAACAATAGCTTCTACCATGTCTTGGTAGTCTTCAGCCATTGATCCCTCAGGGAACAGATCTACTATCTCTTCTCCGTCTTGCTTATTTAATTCTTCTAAGTAACTCTTAGGAACAAGACCATAGTAGCGAAGGACTCGTACTTTATCATCTTGCTTAGGAGACATCTCTTGGACAGGCTCTAAGTCCATGTCGTTATAGCTAGGAGTGATTGATACTTTACGATATGTACCATCGACCATGCCTTGGACAATCTTAAAGTATGGCATGTATTCTTCGATAGCTACACCTAGAGCTGACTCTACATCACGAGCATTAGGATCAACTAAGAAGTTACGAGGATTGATAGGGTTTAAACCTACCATGAACTTCTTCTGTTCTTTTACACCGATAGCAGCCATAGCACTACCAGGGATAGGTTGGGTAGCAGGAGACATTACAGTTTTTTCTTCTACTACAATCTCTCCGATACCTGTGCCATATAACTCTCCTAAGAGAATCACATCATCAATTGCTTTCTTAATTCTAGAGAACTTAAAGTCCTCATGCATCTGTTGACGTACTAAGGCAATATCTTGTTGGTCAGGATCAAGGCGATCATCAACAATATCAAAGAACTCACCACGACCAAACACAGCTTCAGATATCTCAGCTTGCTTACCTTCGATAGCTTGCTGGAGGGCGGGAGTAATAAGACGAGATCTCTCGGACTCACGAGTCTTGTCAGCCCCATCCCAGATTCCTCTCCAAAGTCTTTCATACTCTTCCCACTTGTCTAAATAGTTTACATCACGATGGTCTCTCCATCGATTACAATGATCAACAATAAACGAAACTAATTCACGATCAGCTTCAGTAACTGTATCTTCTTTGAACTCAGCCATTCTTAGTCTTCCTCAGTGGTGTCATTAATTGATGATTTGAATAAATCTTCAAACTCAACCTCAACAACTTCTACGGCAGGAATAAAGATCTTATCGTCTTTAAGTCCTTGTTCCTTCGCAGCAGTGATAATCTTCATTAGACAGTCACCGCTTAGGTAGTTCATCTCTTCTTTGATTACTTCCCATACTGCTGGGTTCTTACTAAGTTCATCAAAGTTTAGAGGGACATAGTCGTTTTCATATTCTTTATCGTACATATCTTTCCTTAATAGCCAGCAATGAAATCGGTTGGTTCATATTCTTCTTCTTCGTCATTTGTAAAGTATGACGTTACAGCTAACTGATCAATGTAACTTAAAGCATCCACTAAGTCGTCGTGCACCTGTGCAGTGGGGAACATTAGGAGCTGGTCTACAAACTCTTTCCAGTCCTCCTCTTCATTGAGTGTTACCTTACCATGCTCGAATCGTCCCTGTAATGCCCAGACAACTCGTTCAGTCTTTTGTTTACCACCATGCGTTAAATCTTGTATCGTTGCGTAGACGTTGTTTGATCTCATTAGATCACTGAGGTAGGGCAGTACAGCGTTACGTACTGTTCCTCTTTCAATTCCTACACCTACTGGTTGAAAGTCTCTAATGTTCTTAAGAATCCTAGCTGCTGCATCCTTAACATCCCAGCGTCCATGCTCAATCTTCTTTATAAACCATTCACCATCTTCAGTTACTTTTACTACTGCGATAGCTGATTCGTCTAATTTCTTTGCTCTTGCGGAGGAGTAGTTAACATTAGTAAAACCTGCTAAGTCTATTGCTATGTAATAAACACCTTCAGTAGGTTCTTCTCCGTACTTTATCCATTGTTCTTTGAATAAGTCTGTTCCTGCGTTATCAAAGCTTGCTTCGTATTCCTGCTTAAAACTAAACGAAGATAATGTCTTCTTAGCTCCCTCAATTTCTTTAGGGTCGATAAGTGGGTTATCCTTCGTAGTGAAGTGCCAGCTCTTCCACTCCTCATCTTCTTCCGACGTGCCAAGGTTGTACATTTCATAAAACCAATTACGTCCCTTCGGAGTGCCAATAAAGAGTGCTTTACCCTTTTTGTCTGATAACGAAGCACGTAAGACCTTCTCCCAGGTATCTGGTTTAATGTCAGCTACCTCGTCCAGTACCAAAAAAGTAAGACTAACCCCACGAAGGGTGTCAGGTCTATCAGCACCTCGAACATAAATTTTAGCACCATTGATCAGTGTGATATCCATGTTGTTGACATGACTGTTACTGATTACATCTCTACCCAGCTCCATTAGCAAGTCCCAGATAATCTGTCTTGCTTGCCCTTGGGTAGGGGCTACATACATCACTGCTGAGCCTTGAGGACATCTCAGTCCCTCCACCAAGAGGGCTACTGCTGAGAGTCTACTCTTACCACAACGTCGTCCTGCTACGATAACCTTAAACCTTGTGTCATCGCTAAATACTTTCTTTTGCCAGGGAAGGAGCTCGAAGTTAAGATTCATCTTCGTCTACCATATCGATGGTCTCTACAGCTTCCACCTTAGTCTCACCCAAGCCAGTGATGTTAATTGTTACAGCATTCCGCTGACCCTTAGCATCCTTTTCAAAGAGTGAGACAGGTAGAAGTCTGTCCATGCACATCTTTAGACATGCTACCTGATCTTTGTCTTCATCGTCTAAGGCTTTTCTTAAGACAGTGTCTATGACCTTAGTTCCAGTAGTACTCAGGAGTCTAGCTTTAAATTCTTGTATT